GGTCTATCATTCCCTTATACAATCCGTTATCGCGATAAAAGGTCCTGCTCTGATTTATAAGTCTCGGCCGGTCGTATCTGCTGTGGGCATCGCCGGAGCCTCCGGAATGGCCGCGGCCCCCCCTCTCTGCAATTGAAGCGGATCGGAAACCAAGTGCCGTATATCTGCCGAACTGACCCTCGATGGTAATCTTATCGTGCCCTGTATCTTCTCTTTTTGGCGTCCTTACGGCAGGCATTAAATCAGCATCCTTCCCTGTGTGAAGCTTGTTCTTTCAACGGTCGTAGTGGAGCTTCCGAGGTAATCTTCTATTTTTTTGGCCTGGTCCTTAAGCGATTCGTAGTCCATCGACTGCGATTCCTCCGCTATTCGCAGCGGCCTGTTTGCGAGAATAAATCTTATGGCCTCGAGCGCGTTCTGTGCCTTGGTGGAATCCCCCTCCCATAGAAGATTATTATTCAACTGTCCTATCGCATCGCTTAAGCTCGATAAGCTGGTAAGTGACATAAATGCCCTTTCTTTGGGCAAATAAAAAACGGCAAGTCGATGAGTTGGCACCAACTTGCCGTTTAATATTCTTAACAATAGCCGCCCGTCGGCGGCCGATTGATCGCCCTTTTATTCAATTGTCATCATTAAATTTCCTATAATGGCGGATATTACACAATGAAAAAACAGCCTAAAACCCGTTTCAACCGAAAATGCTTCCAAGTTTGGAAGTATTTTATACTTTTTCGCCGAACACAGTATATGTTTTCCTGCAAACCGCCCTTTTGCATATACGATATTGACGGCCTAATTTATTGTCTGTTCGTCGGCAAATCGTATCCGTTGTCCCGCACCGCGGACATCTACTTACCGTGGGGAATGACCATTTATTCCCCGCCTTAGCCTCTACTTCCGGCGTCTCAATTGTTTCCTCAGACTCGGTTTCCTGCTGTAAAGTTTCCTGCTGAATCTGTGTTTCAGCTCTTTGTTTTACTTTTTTCTTCGACATAATTTTACCCTTCAATCTTTTTGTATTTTGAGTTTCTAAACATTATTGTATTTTCAATTTCGATGATGGGAATATCTGCATATTGCGGAATAGATTCAAAAGAAGGATGGCTTAAAATAAATGAAAATCCATCAAACCTAATATCATAATCTACCCTGATTATTGTAACATCATCCGGAACATTTTCAATTAAAGGCATCTGTAAATATTCCGACCCGTTTTGTATTACAAAAAAAATATATATATATTCATTACTGATTATCAGTCTCTTAAATCTTCTCTGTTTCAAAAACTGTTTTGTATTTTTCTCGACTTTCTCAAGTCTTTCGTTATATATTTTTTCTAACTCATTTTCCGTATTTTTTCTTTGTTCATCGCTAAATATTTGCATAATATAAACTCCTTAATATTTAGTTCTTATTGTCCGCTGCCCGACCGCTCGGCCCTGTTCTTGTTTATTTTCTTTTTGTGCCCTTTTTATCATCTCTACATAATCGATATCCTGCAATGCGAACACACCGGCCAACTCGGCCGCCAGGTCGCAATAGACGCTCGCATCCCAGGGATGATTATCGCGAAAGCCCGGCTTCTTTTGCCATGTCACTATCTCCCTGCCGGACCGTGCCCGTTTGACGAACTGCGCTTCCGATGCTAACATTCTTAAAATTTCGTACGGCAGATCATTCGGCAGGTGCATATACCCGGGGCCGGGTGATTTTTCTTTATCGAACATTACCTGCCAGAGCCGGTCCTTGCCCATATCGACGTTCAGATCGAAGCGTTTTAATGCCTTGCCCACCACCGGCCGGACCTTGTAAAGTGATGTTCTCATACGGTCCCGGCCATAGCCCATAACCGGTATGACCGTATCGGGCGAAAATCTCAGGCAGAAATCGTAAACTACCGTGGACTCCTCGTCCCGATTCTCCGCCTGCTGATACCGGCAGTCCACTGCGGCTCTTGATGCAAAGAATTTGATTGTCTCATCCGCCTCAGAAATCCAGTCGGCCCGGATTACCTGCTCGACGATGTCCCAGTTCTCCGGCCTGCCCGTATGGCCGGTCTCTATTCGCCCGGCGTAAAGAAGCCATTGCTCATTTCGATAGCCATAGCCTTTTGTCACTATCCATACGTGATCGGACTGGACATCGATACCGTGACATATTATCTGAACCTTTGCCGGAACATTGCGGTCCCGCATCGAATAATCGCTAATATGAGACTGCAAAATAGTAAGCGAAGTCGCCCTTTCCCTCTGCTCCCACGCGCGGGCGTTCTGATTGTTCCAGAAATTCCGTTCCGGAAGTATATTTCCCGCATGTTTATGCCTGACCGCCGCCGCCCATTCGGCAGCCAGGGTATCTACCGTCGTGAACATCGGATCAACCAGTACGGACGGTATTCTTATCGCCTTTTGTGTCGAATCCTCGTATTGCCCGATGATCTCACCGTCTTTTCCTATCGTGCATCCTTCCGGGCACGCCCGGCATCCGGAAATGGCCGCCTTGCGCTCGAGCTCCGACCATTTAGATTGGCAGTTCGGGCAGACATACCAGGCATGTCTCTTTCGTCCGTGGCCGCGTTTGTAATCGGCGGGCTTGAGAAAGTTGCCGTCTTTGTCTTTTTCGAGCTTGACATTCTCGAACATCGCCTCGTGATATACCCCGCATTCCGGGCATGGAATATGAATAGACCATTTCTGGCAGGCCTCGAAGTTGATATCGGCCAGATCGTTCTTGTTTTTCGGACTTGTTACGTAAAACTGCTTTGAAATCTGCTCGTATGTCCTCGTTCGATTGCCCAAAAGGCTTATCGCATCGGTATCGTCTTTAACTTCCTGCGGCCATAATGCGACTTCATCGCCCGCCACGTAACGGGAAGGATCGTCCGAAAGGGTAATCGGGCTTGTAGGCCAGGCTAAGATAAGCTGCATATTATCCAAATCGGTCGGCTCGCCGATTAGAAGGTTGCGAATATCACCGCCAAGGTGTCGCAATATTCGCGGTGAGTTTTCGAACGCCGGCTTGAGCCGCTTAATTCTCTTTTTGATAACCTTTTCATCGGGCAGGACCACCTTCATCGGCCCCGGGTCGATATCAATACAGTACCCCATCCAGCCGCCTAATATAACGCTTTTGCCCGTCTGCGTGGCGGCATAGACCCATATAACCCGCGTAGTAAGATCGCACAGCCAGTTAATAACGCACCGCCAGTACGGTGTTATCGATAATTGCCACGGTCCCTTGATTCTCGATGATTTCGCCGGCAGTACGTAATACTGGCCCATCCAGTCTAACATGTGCTGTTTTTTTCGCGGGGCGAGTATCTCCAGCTCCTCCTCGAACAGCGGTAGAGGACGGTATTTAATTAGTCGCTGGTCGTTAGTCGTTAGTCGTTCGTTTTTTTCAATCGTTGCAGTCATTTTTAACCACGGATTTCACGGATTAATCGGATTCCTCAAATTTACCTTCAATAAGTTTGGATTGATGTTTTGGCAAAACATCAAATAAAATCCTTTTGACTAAAGACTCTCTGACCTTTGGTGGAAGCATCCCGATTAAGTTAACATGCCGATTTTTTTCCGCTCCCAATTCGTGCATTAATCTTGTGACATCTCCCAACGTAGCTTTTGCATCAACAAATAATTGATCTCTCGGCTTGCCGCCCTGAAAATATTCCCGGATAACCTCCAGCAGGGTCAGTCTTACTTGCTCTAAGTTTTCCATTTCGTTTAGTTTTCTTCTTGATTCAGACATTTTTCATACTCCTAAATTGACGGTTAATTTTTATAAGTTCTCTTTCACGTTCAATCATATCATCACTAATAAATTCGTTGGGAATTTTGTATTTGTGTCTCATTATATTTTGTATGTAACCTTTTGACATATTTTGAACCCGTATTTTGTTATACTCTGGATGATTCTGGTGCCATTTTCTACTGTACGCTTTCTTTTTCTCTGGATTGTCATGTTGCCATTTATTAATGGCCGCGTTTATTTTCTCTGGATGATTCTGCTGGTATTTTTTTTGACGAGACCTGCATCCATTACATGTTTTTAATCTTTTTCCTTTTTCATTAAAAAACTGATCAATAGCCCTATATACATTACAGTGAGAACATAATATTTTTGAAAAATCATTTTTCATCTCAAATCTAAAATCATTCTGACTTCTGAATTCTGTCTTCTGTCTTCTGTGGTTTCAAAATCTCGTCCAGCTCCTCGAGTTTTTTTTCCGCATCGCGGCTCATTTTCAATTCCGCCGGCACATACTGGACCTTGGCCATAATCTCGTCCCTGAACTCCTCTAACCGTGATACT